GTGCGTGTTCGGTAACCCGACGCGCAACGTTGGCAGATTCCGCGAGTGCTTCCGCAAGCTGTCGCACCGCTGGACGACGTACCAGATCGACAGCCGGGAGGTTGAGGGGACGAACGCCAAGGAGCATGCCGAGTGGATTGAGGACTACGGCGTAGATTCCGACTTCGTGAAGGTCCGCGTGCGGGGCATGTTCCCCAGCGCCAGTCCGCGCCAGTATTTCCCGCAGGATCGCATTGACGCAGCCTACGGGCGCCACCTGCGGCCTGAGCAATACAACTTCGCCCCGTCGATCATCACGGTCGACCCGGCATGGGAAGGCGACGACGAGCTGGTCATCGGCCACCGCAAGGGACTGATGTTCGAGATCCTGAAGATCATGCCCAAGAACGACAACGACATCTTCGTTGCCAATCTGGTGGCGCGGTATGAGGACGAATACAAGGCCGATGCGGTATTCATTGACGGCGGCTATGGTACTGGCATCGTCTCGGCTGGTAAGACCATGGGTCGAGAATGGCGGCTGGTGTGGTTCAGCAGCGACAGCGCGGACCCGGGCTGTCTCAACAAGCGTTCCGAAATGGCGATGCACGTCAACGAATGGCTGAAGGCTGGCGGGGCAATCCCTGCCGACCCCAGGCTAGCCGATGAGTTGGCCTCCATGGAGGCCAAGCCCCGCGTAGACGGCAAGCTTCAGTTCTACTCAAAGCCCGAGATGAAGACGTTAGGGCTTCCCAGCCCAAACCGATACGATAGCCTTGGGCTATCATTCGCCTATCCGGTCATGGCCGGTGGCAATTCACGCTTCCAAACGCCAGACGAGACCGGCGCCAACGACAACCCATATGAGGGACGGCTGTAATGTGCAGTGCCAAGAAGCCAAAGGTCGAGAAGGTCGCGCCCGCGCCTACCATCCTGCCCGAACAGCAGAGTGACGAGGTGGTGAGGGAGCGAAACCGTCAGCGCCAGATTCGCGGCGGTCGCAGTGGCCGTCAGTCGACGATCATCGCCGGCCCAATGACTGCGCCTACCTCTCAAGCAAAGACCCTGCTGGGGACGTAAATGCAGACCGTGACCGAATCCAAGCGCCGCATGGCCGATATCCGGATGAGTCATCTTGAGGACGCCTATTCGTGCGTCCGCGATGAGCACCGCATCCTGCGGGATATCTTCATCCCGGGGCGTGGGCGTTTCCATTCGGATGAGCGGAAGCGGAAGCGAAACCCGAGGATCAACCCGCGCGCCCAGTTCGCCCGGGCCACGCTGGCGTCGGGCATTCATGCGGGCGTTACGTCGCCGACCCGGCCGTGGATCAAGTCCACCCTAGCCGGAGACGATCAGTCGGAGTTCGGCGGCAACAAGGAATGGCTGGCAATTGTCGATCAGCGCATGTTGATGTGGTTCGCGAAGTCCAACCTCTACCAAGCCCTGCCGGCGATGTATGCCGAATTTGGATCGATTGGGACGATGTGCGCCTTGCTGGTAGAAGACCCGCTGACCCTGTTCCGGGTCGAGACGTACACCGTGGGTGAGTACCGACTGGCCCGCAACGGCAAAGGGCAGTACGACACGCTCGGGCTCCCGGGCCGTCAGTTCACCGTCCGGCAGCTGGTCGATAGGTTCACTCTTGACAAAGTATCGCCGCAGACCCGCGCAGCCTACGCCAACCCGACGCAGCGTGAAAACAAGGTCGAGGTCTTCCATCTGGTCGAGCCTGACCCCGCTGGCGGCTGGATGTCGTGCTGGTACGAGACGGCCCACAACGATGCCCCGCCGCTCAAGGTGGCGCATTACGACGACAATCCGATCATGGCCGCGTCGTGGGATTACGTGGGCACCGACCCCTACGCCTGCGACTGCCCGGGTATGGTTGTCCGTGGCGCTGCCAACGCGCTAGAGATCAACGAAGTCGAGAACGCGCTTGCACTCGAGCGGATGCACAACCCGCCGATGCAGGGGCCGACTAAAAAGGTCAACCTAAAGCCAGGATCTTATACGCAGGTCGACGACGTGCAGGCCGCCAAGGGGGGCATCCGGTCCGTTTACGAGTTCCGTGGCGATACCAACGGTCTACGCGAGAACATGAGCCGCCGCGAGTCCGTCATTGACCGGGCTTTCATGGTGGATTACTTCCTCCGCCTGTCGATGGACGAGCGCAACCAGCGCGCCACGGCAGCCGAGGTCTACGCGATCAGTGACGAAAAGGTTGTCGTGCTTGGCCCGATGATGCAGTCGATGGACGACATGTTTCGCGTCCTGTACGACTTCGTTTTCGGCCTGATGGTCAAGAAGTCGATCCCGATCTGGGATGGGATTCTTGACGGCGAGCCGCTACTCCCGCCGCCGCCGGAGGGCATCGATAGCGACGTGGAGCCGGAGTTCATTTCTGTACTGCACATGGCCCAGCGGGCCCACGGCTTGCAGGGTATCGAGCGCACGGTCGGGTTCGCTGGCCAGATTGCGCAGATGACCGGCAAGGCGCCCGAGAAGATCGATCTGGATCAGGCGATTGACGAATACGCGACCCGCTCCGGCGCCCCGGCAAAGATGGTGCGGGATGACGAGGCTGTGGCCGCAATGCGCAAGGCCGAGGCCCAGCAGGCCCAGATCCAGCAGATGGCCGCTATGGCGCCAGCGATCAAGGACGCCGCAGCAGCCGCGAAGCTGGCAGGTGAAGCCGTGCCGCAAGAAGAGTCCGCGCTGGCGGGGCTTGGGCAGGCGTTGCAATGAGCCGACGCAGTGAAGCCCGCGATAAGCTACTAGCCAAGCAGCGAGAGGACGACATTCGATGGTTCATCGGCTCAGTCCGTGGTCGCCGGATGCTCCGCGCCATGATCGAGAATTCAGGGTATGGGAGGCATACCTTCATGGGGAACAGCCGGGACGCCTACGAAGCCGGCCGGCAGAAGGTTGTCGCCGGGCTGGTCGAAGAGATCAAAGCCCTGACCCTTGAGCAATTTCACCTGATGGAGATCGAGGGCCGCACCGAAGAGACCAGCGCCAACCACGCAGAAACCACCCCAGATGACAATGATGACCTACCGGAGTAACGTATGATCGACCAGACCGCGACCGCCACGGATAACACCGCAACCGGAAGCGAGCCCACTGCAACTGCGACGAGTGCCGATCTGACCAAGACGGCAGCACCGCAGGGCGCAGCGACCGCCACCGACCCCAATGCCGCGAAGTCCGACGAGGGCGCAGCGAAGACCGGGGAAGAGGCAAAACCGCCCATCGAGTACGTCGCGCCCACCATGCCCGAAGGCATGACCATGGACGCCGATCTGCTTGCTGCTGCGACCCCGATCCTTGCCAAGCATGGCGCATCGCAAGAGCTGCTGAACGAGCTATCGGCTGTGTATGCCGAACGCCTGAAGGCACTGGGGGCAGGGGGTGCAGAGGCATTCGATCAGGCGTATCAGGACCGGCGCGAGGCCGAGATTACCGAGACCGATGAAAAGTGGGTCGCGGCGGTCAAGGCAGACAAAGAGATCGGCGGCAAGAATTTCGAGGCTGCGAAACAGCACATCAACGCAGTCGTCGGCAAGTTCGGGTCGCCAGAGTTCAAGGCGGCAATGAACGAGACGCGGTTCGGGAATCATCCGGAGTTCGCCAAGTTCATCCACCGCATCGCAACACAAGGCTATACCCCGCCCGAGTTCGGCGAGACCCCCGCAGGTGCAGGCGGGTCCGTCCAAGACAAGGCGGCAATCCTTTACCCCAACGACACCAAGAGGTAACAAAGCATGGCAACCATCGGCAACACCTACCTGTCGCTCGCCGACCTGTACAAGCGCCAAGACCCGAACGGCCAGATTGCGGCCATCGTGGAGCTTCTCGCTCAGTCCAACCCCATCCTTGAGCACTCCATCGCGGTGGAATGTAACGACGGCACGTCACACCAGACCGTGACCCGCAGCGGCATCCCGGCGCCGACGTGGCGCTCGCTGTACCAGTTCGTGCAGCCGACCAAGAGCACGACCGTCGCCGTCAAGGACGCGACCGGCATGCTCGAAGCGTGGAGCGAGATCGATTCCAGGCTGGTTGAGATGAGCAAAGACCCGGCCGCCCTCCGCCTGTCGGAAGCTGAGCCGATCCTAGAAGGCATCAATCAGGACGTGGCTACGACCTACTTCTACGGCGATCAGGCAAGCTCGCCCGCGAAGTTCACCGGCCTGACCCCGCGTTACAACTCGCTGTCCGCTCCGTCTGGCCAGCAGATTGTCGACGCTGGCGGCACGGGTTCGGACAACACGTCGATCTGGTTCGTCGAACATGGCGCGATGGCGACACACCTGATCTACCCGGCCGGCACCATGGCAGGCATCAAGCGCGAGGACAAGGGCAAGGAAACCAAGAACGACGGCAACGGCGGACTGATGGACGTCCATCGCGAGAAGTTCAATCAGGATATCGGGTTGTCCGTCCGCGACTGGCGCCGTAATGGCCGGATCGCGAACATCGACGTGTCGGATCTGAGCATTACAGCTGCAACGGGTGCAAACCTGTTCGATCAGATGGTGAAGATGTATCACCGCGTCATCAAGCACAAGACGATCACGCAGGGCAAGAAGGTGATCTATTGCAACTCCACCATCATGGAGTTCCTCGATCACCAGAGCCGCCGCGCGAACAGCAATGCGCTGCTGACTTGGCGCGAGATCACGAAGGATTCGGAGCCGGTCCTGTACTTCCGCAACATGCAGCTTGTCCAGTGTGACGCCTTGCTTAACACTGAGGCCCGAGTGGTCTGAGTCGCCGAACCCAACAACAGGACACAATCCCATGATCTTCGATTCCACCAATCTGTTCTCCAACGCGCAGGCCATCACGGCTACCGCTGTATCTACCAACGTCATCGACTTGGGCGCGACCGGCCGAGTGGTCGGCGGTTCGGCCAACCTCGTCCGCGATATCGGACTAGGCCAGCGCATCCCGCTGCGCGTTCAAGTCGTCGAGGCGTTCAACACCCTGACATCGCTGACCGTTACGATTCAGGTCGACGACAACGAGGCGTTTTCGTCCGCAACGACTGTCGATGCCCAGACCATCGCGCTTGCCGGTCTGACGCTCGGCGCGGTCTTCAACGGCCTGTACTTCGTGCCGCCGAAGACTAACGAGCGCTATGTCCGCCTGAACTACACGGTGACAGGCACTAACCCGACGCTCGGCAAGATTACCGCCGGCTTCGTCATGGCCCACCAGGAGGCGTGATATGGCAGACAAGACCTTGAGCGTCAAAGCAACGCAGCCCGGCACTTACGGCGGCTATCGCAACACAGGCGAAGAGTTCACACTGGCCAAGGCCGAGGACTTCTCGCACAATTGGATGGTAGCGGACGGCTGGGAGCCGCCTGCCAAGCGCGAGAAGCGAGCAGAGCATCCGCTGGAAGCGGAGCTGAAGGAAGCATATTTGGAAATCGAGCGGCTGTCAGCCGAGCTGGACAAGCGTAAGAAGTGACCCCTGCGCCCCTGGCCTGAGAATCCGGGGCGCTCTACAGAGGCTATAAGCATGGCAACGATTCAGCCGCAGCGAACAGTTACAGAGAAGCAATCAGCGGTCGCAATCCTCTATACGTGGTCTGGTCTTGCAAATGGCG